GATTTGAAATATCAATTATAGAGGTAAAGTAAGTTTTATCATTTCTATCATCCTCTAAATAAGTAACGCCTTCATTTACACAAGTATAAACGTGAAAATCATTACTTGATAAATCAAAATAACCGCTAGAGCGTGTTCTAATTATTACTAATATATCATTTACAATTGTATTTACTTCTAATTCTCCTCCGCTATCACTATCAAAAGCTGTTACAACTTCAATTCTTGTAAGTGTTTCGGTTATAAACTCATCAGCATTTTGGTCAGCCTCATTTGTTTGCACTGAATAAATTTTTATATATGGCTCACTTGCGCTAGATGGAACTCTGCCATAAACAGGTACGTTTGCACCATCATAAGAAATATTGCCATTTAAAGCATTAATCATTGCCTGTCTAATATATTTTATTGGGTCTTTCATCGTATTGCTCTTTTAATTCTATATTCAAGGTTTTTAATTAGCAATTTAATTCCTTTTTCAATATTTCTATAAAAAAATGGTTGAGCTTTTTGAAATCTAGTTCCTTCTTCTACAAAACCACTATAAGGCGCATTTGAAAATACAGTTAAATCATTTTCTTTTGGCTCAAACCCAACATTGTTTCTTAAATTTCCTGTATCAACTGGCGCACTTCTTTTTATATCTCTAGACATTAAAGCACCAGCAGTGTACATTTCTTTTTTAAGTCCGCTTTGGTCAATACTTTTTAGAGCGTGAAATTTCCTTTGCAGTTTGTTTACATCATTTTGATTTAACTTAATCATTTTAATCTTTTTTTGTAGCCTCTATTGTAGTGTAAAAATCTTGGATGTCGTCATATCTGTTGTTAATCCTGTACAACCCTGATACTCCTTCAACCTGAAGCAAATCTCCATCAAGTATTTGGTCTCCAGTTCGTTTTCTACAGCGAACTTCAATAGATACATATCTATCACGCTTTCCATTTTGTGTTGTTATTTCTCCTGATGTTTCTTTTACTTCTGCCCAAATTGTATATTCAGTCGCAGTTGTAGCAGTAAAACCACCAAAGTTATCACTGCTTTTAGTTTGTCTTTTTACTAATACCCTTGTATTTAAGTTTCCTACTTGCATTAAATAAACATATTTTTATATGAATCTAAAATATTTCTAACATTTGTTGGCACCTCATTAAGAGTTACTCCGACCACAAAATCACTTCTGTTGTCATAATATGTTGCCACAAGTTGTGATAATGCTTGTTTTAATAAACTATCATCTTGTCCACTTGTTACATAGGTAATTTTAACTTCTTTAGATGGCAGATTATTTAAAGCAATAATTTTATCATCTAAACCATAAGTTTCATAATCTGTAGTGGCAGTTCCCTCAACAGTTATTGAACTAATAGAAGCTACTGGTGAAAAAGGTAAAACAAATCTTTCATTAACACTTGCTAAATATAAAGTTCTATTTTTAGCTACTATGTCTCTTGATATATAGTTTTCGCACCATATTCTAGCTTGTGTTATCATTTGACCGATGATTGTATCATCAGCTGTTGTATCAACCCTAATAAAATCTTTTGCCTCTGAAGTAGTCAATATTTCACTACCAGTAGTGGAATTAATTTTTATTTGAGTATGAAATGTATTTAAAGGTTCAGAAAAATATGCCATTATTTTTTAGATTTAGTTATTCTTTTTGATACTTTTTTTTCTTCTTTAGTTTCTTTAACAATCTTTTCTTCTTTATGTTTTACCGCAATATTTTTAGAAATGTATTGTCTTGCTGTTTTATCATCAACATCAATAACTTCATTTTCTTTTCTCCAACCTTTAGAAGAATAAACATCTTTTAACATTTTTACTTTCATAACATTTTATTTTAAACAAAGATAAAAAAAATGCACCACAAGTATTTTTGCAGTGCATTATACAAAAGAGAATTAATTAAAGTCAAAGTTATTAAAATATTTTGAATAATCATTTTTCAAACTTAATCTTACTGCCATTCTTTTACCATCATTTTTAAAAATAAAAAAACCATCAAATTTCTCTACCCATATTGCAAAATAATCTACATCTTTTTTTTTATAACTATTTTTCCATTGTATATGAACAGTTTTCCTATTTTTTTGATAATCTTGAGTTGTTGATTTTATTTGGACACGATACATATTGTCTCCTGTATCAGCTATACAATCATAAAAAGAAGTATGGAGTAGGGGGTAAGAAACTTTTATATCTCGTTTAAGACATTCAATACCGAACTTATATTCAGCAATACAACCCTTGGAATTGCTATCCACGAAAATAAAGTTACAAAAAAAGTGGCTAACCGAAATTAACCACTTAATTGACTAAACTAATTAAAAACTAATTAAATGAAAAACAATGTTAAAGAATTAACATATACTATAAATTAAAGTTATTCTTTTCTAATAAATCTTCCAAATTCCCCAAGGCTCTCCAGGCTACTTTTGCATCGTGATAAAGACCATCATCATCTAAATTACCACACTGGGTTAAGTGCCTCGATAAAGCGTCTAAATTGTCTTGAGATTTTGTTCTGTCCCAAAATAGTTCTTTGCCAGGATTATGTTGGTCATTTCCAATTTTACTAACTAAAGCTACATAAGCAAGAGCTTTTGGAAAGTATTTTATAACCCCACTATAAATCGGAAAGTTTTTTCGTTTCTTGTGCTTGTTCTGTTCCATTTAGCTTATCTAATTCTGTTTCTATTATATTTAGCTCACTGCATATTTTAAGCGCATCTTTTAGCTTTAATTCTGCGCAGTAAAACACTTTGTGATGTAATTTATTTAAATCTTTTTTAATTTCCCCTAATGACATAAAATAAAAAGTGTGTTAGCATTATCATCCAAAATGTAAATTGAGGTAATCCCCAGCAAATATATTTTATAAATCTTTTTTGCCATTCTTTATCTACTGGCATATTTACGTCTCTTTGACTTGCTTTATATATTGTTTTCATTATGGTAAATAATAAGTTAGTGTTCCTATAATTCCTAGTATAATAAATATTACTGTATAAGTAATAAAAGCCCATTTAATCATCTCTTTTGTTTTCATAGTTTTATTTTAAAAAAGATGCTGCCCGTTCAAACTAGACTTACTAAATTCCTCACTAGGATAATAATCCATTGTTGATATCGGTTTTAGTGTTTTGGTTTTACTACAGGTTATCAGCATCTGTGTTATTTTAAATATTTTTTAATATTGATTTACAATCATTAAAGGGTTCTTCGTTTAAAGTTGTACCCATTAACATAATAGCTAATTGTTTTCTTTGATATTCAGGTAAAGACCATAAATCTTTTACTAAATCTTGTAATTCTTGTTTTGACATTGTATTCTCCATTGTTTTTGTTTTTAATTATACAGCTAATATATAAACTATTTTTTAAATAACAAAATATTTTTACTTTTTTTTAATAAATTTTGTATTATAGGTTTTTTGTTATATGTTTGGGGTATGAGAAAAGTAAATTTAAAAGAATTAGATAAAATCCTTAAAAAAGGTAGTTTCACAGAAGTAAGGGGTCCAAAGCCCAATTCTTATGAATATAAACAAGCTAGAAATGGTTTGAATAACAAAAAACTTTGGCAAGTAATATAAAAAAAGGGGCATAAAGCCCCTTTAATTAATATACTACTCGATTAACTACGGAGTCTCAAGTGCTGTTTTAGCAGTGCTAAACGTTCCTTGTACTATTGCATTTGGTTGGTAGTTAGTTAAAGCAACTCTTTCAGATACTTTAACAGTTACGAATCCATCTCTGAAGTTAGTAGAATCTTCTCTTGAGAATTCAACAGAAAGGTTTTCTCTAATCCAAAGCTGTGTCGCTTGGTTTAAATCACCTACTAGGAATTTACCGCTTGTAACTGCCGTATTTGCAATAAGAGGCACTCCCATAATAGTTGGCACTAAACCAGAGTAAATTTGATTTCTCAAATACTCGTTAGTAGTCGCTTTTAATAATGCGATTTTGTGTAAATCAGTTGGGTTAACTAAAATACTACTTGCTTGGTAGTTAGATAATGCTAACTGGTTACAAGCAGCAATAAGAACATCATATTCATTTGCAGCTTCTACAGACT